TGTCGGGCTGAAGATCATACTTAAGCTGCTGAAAGAGAAGCGTACCGCCCTGGTTGTTCGCGAGGTATACGACACCCATCGAGATTCTACATTCTCGCTGCTGGAGGAGATCATAGTAGACCTGGGGCTAGAGGGTAAGGTTAAGCCCATGTCTTCCCCGATGCATATCAGGTTTCCAAATGGCAGCAAAATCATATTCAAGGGTATGGACAAGCCGGTCAAACTGAAGTCAATCAACAATATCTCGCTTATCTGGATTGAAGAGTGTTCTGAAGTGAAGTATGCCGGCTTCAAGGAGTTATTAGGCCGTATGCGGCACCCCAAGCTTCCGCTGCACATGATCCTGTCAACCAACCCAGTTAGCACGGCGAACTGGTGCTATAAATACTTCTTCAAGGATAAGGAACGGTTCACGCTTGACGATGATGAATTGTACCGTGATCGGGTGATCATCCTTAAGAATGTTTACTATCACCATTCTACAGCCGATGATAACTTTTTCTTGCCGCAGAGCTATATTGACCAGCTGGACGACATGAAGACCTATGACCCAGATCTGTACCGGGTTGCCCGTAATGGGAGATTTGGTGTAAACGGTAAGCGTGTGCTGCCGCAGTTCGAGGAAATGGCTCATGCAGAGGTTATGGCAGCTATCCAGAGTATCCGGTCACCAGTGAAGCGCGCCGGCATGGACTTTGGTTTTGAGCACTCCTACAATGCGCTTGTAAGGCTTGCTGTAGATCATAAGGAGAAGATCCTCTATATCTACTGGGAATATTACAAGAACAATATGACGGATGATCGTACCGCCGAAGAGATCAAGGAATTCAGAGAGTCGAAAGAACTGATCAGAGCGGATAGCGCAGAACCGAAGACCATTACTTACTTCAGGCAGATGAAATTCAATATGCAGGCAGCCAAGAAGTTCGGCGGCTCCCGGGATCAGTATACAAAGAAGATCAAGCGGTTCAAGCGGATAATATGCTCTACCAATTGTCCGAATACCATAGAAGAGCTAAAGGAATTAACATACGCAGTAGACAAAGCCGGAGAGATCATAACGGATCAATTCAACATTGACCCGCATACGTTTTCGGCTATTTGGTATGCCCTGGATGATTACGAAGTAGCTGATATGAAGGGCTATACCATCGGAGTAGGCAAAAAATCAGCATTGGGGGTGAGGTAATGAGAATGCCATCAGGCAAACAAAAAATATGTCCCGGAGTTTACTATACTCTCTCTCCAGGCAAGGGATTGAGCTTTGATATGAGGCTCTTTATTAGGTGGTATGGATTTCCGCTGTTGGCTTGGAGAACGGCGCGTTACGAGTATGATATCAGGTGGTATCAATACCCTTATTTGCTGCTACTCATTATCAAATGCAGCTGCTTATGGGTTCTGGGGGTGAGATAAACCAATGGCAATCATACGTGCCCGGGATCTATGGGAGGATCCGAACGTTATCCCACCGGCGCTGCTAAAGAATTGCATCGCTGAACACAGGGACGGTATCGCCCGCCTGGACAAGCTTGAGCAGTATTATAAGGGAGAGCATGCCATCCTGCAGAGGGACTTGGGTGGAGAGGATAAGGGCCTGCCCAATAATAAGTTGGTTGCCAACCACGCCAAGTACATCACCGATGTTGCTGTAGGTTATGTAATGGGCAATCCAGTTAAATATAATGGTGACAAAATTCAGAGCCTGCTTGAAGTGTTCAAAAAAATAGACATAGTAAGCCACGATTCGGAGATGGGTAAGGATCTTTCAATGTTTGGTGAGGGACGAGAGCTATACTTTGCTTCTAACGATGATGAACCTATCCCAAAAGCAACGGTGATTGACCCAAGGCAAATTTTCCTTGTGGTTGATGACACAGTCGAGTACAAGCCTATGTTTGGAGTCCATTTCTATGCCAAGAAGGATTTGGATAACAAAATTGTAGGCTATGCGGTCAACGTGTGCACTGATAACAAATGGTTTCGATTTAAGGTGAAAGAGATCACCGGAGAAGGTTTTGAGTTAATAGAAACGGTTGAGCATTACTTCAAAGGTGTTCCCATCGTGGAATTTTGGAACAACGAAGAACGGCAAGGCGACTTCGAACAACAACTAAGTTTGATTGATGCCTATAACGTGCTTGCTTCGGATCGTATCAACGACAAGGAGCAATTCGTTGATGCCATTCTGATGCTTACGGGAGGATCTCTTGGCGACAACCTCGACGATCAATCTGAAGCGGTTAAGCTACTTAAACGTCACAAGATCATGGAGCTGCCGCTAGAAGGTAAAGCAGAATGGCTAACGAAAGCTCTGAATGAAACTCAAATCGAAGTTCTCAAAGATTCGATTAAGTCAGATATTCATGAATTCAGCATGGTCCCTAACCTTACAGACGAGAACTTTGCTTCTAATGCCTCTGGGGTAGCGATGAAATATAAGCTCTTTGGCCTGGAACAGTTAGCCAAGACCAAAGAGCGCTATTTTGTTCAAGGCCTTAGAGAGAGGTTGAAGCTTTTTGCCAATTTCTTGGCTGTTAAAGCAGCTGAAGTGGATGTATCCGATACTGAAATCATCATGACTCGCAGTTTGCCGAGTAACGATGCCGAGACAGCAACCATGATTGGTACTCTTAGCGGGATGGTTAGTAATGAAACTTTGATCTCGCAGCTGTCGTTCGTCAAGGATGCCGTAGAGGAAACCACGAAGGTAGAAGAGCAGAAGGAAACTGAAGTTAAACGGAATCAGAAAGCTTTTAGTATGCCATTCCCTGATGAAGACGGATCCGAAGAGGCGGTAATCGCCGATGAAGAAGCAGAATAGCGCCTATTGGACGTTAAGGTCCCGGCAGCGCATGGCCGGTTACCACAAGGATGCAGACAGCACCATAAAGGTTATCAATGCAGCCTATGATAAAGCGGCATCTGATTTAGCTCTCGAAATCGATAAGATATTCAAGACATACGCCAATAACGGGAAGCTGGATCCGAAGGTCGCGGCTAAAATGCTTAATGATCCGATATCACCAAGGGAATATGCGGCCTTAAAGCGGCGGCTCCCCGGGATCAAGGATCCGGATATACGGCGCGAAGTATTATCCAGGCTCAACGCTCCAGCTTACAGGGCTCGTATTACGCGACTTCAGATGTTGCAGCAGCAAATATATGTCGGCTCGAAAGAAGTGGCTGACGTTGAACTGAGGGCCAGTAAGAGGGCATATATCAAGGTAGTTGATGATAGCTATTACAAGCATATGTTTGATATTCAGCGTGGGCTAGGTATTGGATTCGATTTTGCCCAGATGCCTACCAATACCATCCAGGCTATCTTAACCAATCCATGGAGCGGACAACAGTTCTCCGCTAGGGTGTGGGCCAATACAGATATCCTTGCCAGCAGCTTAACCAATATCATGACCGCAGGGTTCATGAGTGGTTCAGGCAGCAGGCAAATGGTCAGGGAGATACAAGAGGCCACTGGTAATGGTAAATTCGCAGCATCCCGACTCGTCCGGACCGAGTACACCTATATGGCGAATGCCGGGGAGATGGAAGCATATAAAGCCGCTGAGATTGATCAGTACATTTATGTAGCCACTCTGGATAAGCGCACATCTAGGCAGTGCCGTAAAGCCGATAGGATGATATTCAATGTGAAGGACGCCATGCCGGGCAAGAACATGCCTCCGCTACACGCCTTCTGCCGTAGTACGACACGTGCTTACTTGGGTCCGGCTACCTTGGAGGGAGTTCAACGGCGGGCTCGCAACCCAGTAACCGGTGAAACTGAACTGGTGCCGGCAAGCATGAACTATGATCAATGGTATAAGCAATACGTTACGGGCAAACACGGAACGGATCGTGTTAATACCATCGAGAAGCAGCTACAGAATAAAACCACTGATAAAAGCTTATACAAGCGTTATAAGGACGTATTGGGTAAGGAAGCGCCGAGTTCATATGCAAAATTCATCGATGCTAAATATGGCAATGGTGATGAGTGGGTGAACCTCAGAAAAACGTATCGAGAAAAGCGCATAAAAAATAAGTGATGTCGCCAAATAGGCGGCTTTTTTGTTACGTCCAGAACGTGCGGAGGACGTTAAAAGCTGCATGAGACTAGCCGAGGGGCGTAAACCGGAGGTTCACAATGGAAAAACCACAAATCAAATCATTTCGTGATAGATTGCCTGCTAATTGGCTTCAAATGTTTGCCGGTGAGGGCGGCGAGGGCGAAGGTGACGGCGGTGAAGGTGGGGACGGACAGGGCGGAGACGGCGGCGGCGAGGGTGATGGAAAAGATGATAAGGAACAAGGCTCAAAATCATTCACGCAAGAGGATATCGACAAAATTGTAAACAAAACGATTGCCCGCGAGCGTTCCAAGTGGGAGAAGGACTTTGAAACAAAGCTTGAGGCTCAGAAATCAGAAGCTGAGAAACTGGCGAAGATGAATGCGGATCAACGTGCAGAGCATGAGCGGACTAAGCGTGAGAATGAATTGGCTGAACGTGAAGCAGCTATCAATCGCCGTGAGTTGAGGGCTACTGCTCTGGAATCACTGGCCGAAAAGAGCCTGCCTTCTCAATTGGCTGAAATTCTCGTATATACGGACGCCGAAAGCACAAACAGCAGCATTGCAGCCGTAGAAACCGCATTTAGAGCAGCGGTAGAATCGGCTGTTAACGAGAGGCTGAAAGGTGAAGCCCCAAGAGGCGGGGGCGGCGCGGCTCCGAAAGGCTACGATGCAGGTAAGTCCATGGCTGAACAAAGAAACCAGAAAGGAAGTGGCAAATAATGAATTTGAATCCACGGGTTAAAGAATATGGATCACAGAAGGAAATCCTCTATACCGTCAAAGGATCTATTGAAAAGGTTGGAGGGATCACGCTTGATGGTACAAAGTTCGCTGTTAATACTCTCATTCCGGCAGGGACGGCTGTAAGCATCCAAGTGAGCGGTCTGGCTAAGCCCTGGGCTGATGCTGACACAGGCGTTCCATATCTGACTAATCATGATGTATTCACCGGAGAGGCCACGACAGTCAATGTGGTTGTTGGGGCATGGGCAGAGGCGCTTGTAGTTGAAAGTAAGCTTGCGGGCGTTACAGCAGCATTTAAGACAGCTGCCGGCGGGCGGTACCGTTACTACTAAAAAACAAAAGGAAGGGTGAATAAAGAATGGGAATTCTTTCACTGGATCAATTTAAGAAGCCGACATTTTTGGGGTACGTAGAGAATCGTATCCTTCCGAAACAATATCTGCTGAAGGCAATCAGCGAATTCGACGTAACGTATGATTTGACTTTCGATTATGATGTATTTACTCAGACATACGCACCGAGCGCGGCTATCACTGGCTGGAACGCAGGAGCTCCATTGAGGGACAAGCAGGGGCTCAAGACTTTGACTCAAGAGATTGCCAAAATTCAGCATGGTGTCCGTATCGATGAGCGGGAACAGCTTAAATTTATGAATCCGCGGGTTAATGACGAACGCGAGCGCGCAATCAAACGTGTATATGATCAAACCGACCGTCTGATTGAGGGTGTGAATGACACTGAAGAGTGGATCCGCGCTCAAGCCGCCTACATCGGAACGATCGTTTACAATTCAAATGGCGTTCAAATCAATGTCAATTTCGGTTTGCCCGCTATTGTAACACCAGCAACGGCATGGAGTGACCGTGCTGCTTCTAATCCGTTGGATGATTTCAGAGCTGCTGTCCAAGCATTCAAAGATGCTAACGCCGGGCAGGCCCCAAAATACATCGACCTTTCAGGCAGTGTTTTGCTGGATATTACTCTAAACCAACAAATTCGCGGTGCGATCTACGGCGTTAACAGCGCAATGATTCCAACAAGAGCACAAATTGAAAGTCTCTTTATTTCGGTAGCTGATGCACCAATAGCTATCCGGGTAAATGACGACAAAATTTCACTTGATGGAGCTGCGGCTTCGCGGTTGCTGCCAGCCAGAACGGTTGCCCTGCTGGGAGAGCAACCTATCGTCACCGTTCAAGGCCCTACAGTGGAGACGGACTTCAATCCTGGTATCTATGTAGTGCCTAAAATCGACATGGGGCCGCCGCCACAAGAAGAAATATATGTGGGTGAGTCTGCATTTGTCGGCGTTAAACAACCATCCCAAATCCACCGCCTGTCGGTTTAAGAGAGGAGCTATCATAAATATGACTAAATACAAAGTGCTAACCCCCGTCCTTCAAGGCGGGGTTATTGTTGATTCCGGGGAGATCGAACTGGACGATAAGCAGGCTCTGCGGCTGCAGGAGCTGGGTGTAGTCGGCGATGAAATCCCGGAAGAGGCGAAAGAACTGGAGGACATGAGTGCTCCGGAGCTTAAGTCTTATGCTAAGAAGAATGGCATTGACCTCGCCGGGGCCACTAGGAAAGAGGAAGTGCTTAAGGTCATTCAAGATCATGAAGCCAATCAAGGCAACGAGGGCGGCGAGTAACCGCCCTTTATTTTATGGGGGTGGAGGATTTGACAACTCTCGAGAAACTTAAGATAGCGCTTGGAATTTCGACATCCGATGAAACACA